GTCAAGAAGTATATGGTGGCCATATTATATGTGATATTGTAGAAAAAGAAGAAAAATTTAGTATATTTATAAAAAAACAAGGTGAAATACTACCTTGGAAAGATTTTAATAAAAATATGGCTGTTAGCGTAGAATACAATTTACAATATTAATGCAGAGTTTATATGCTTTTATTGTTGAACCTATTAAATCAAGATATAATAATACAAAAAAAATAGGTGAAAATAATTTAATATTAAACACTGAAATACAAGATCATAGATATGTTAATAGAAATGCTGTTGTAATATCTACACCTAAAAATGTTAAAACAAATATAAAAATAGGAGATGAAGTTATAGTTCATCACAATATTTTTAGAAGATATAGTAATATGAGAGGTGAAGAGGTAGATAGCTCATCTTACTTTAAAGAAAATAAGTATTTTATTTATTTAGATCAAATTTTTATGTACAAGCAAGATAAAAGATGGAAATCTATTGATGAATTTTGTTTTGTTAAACCTATTGAAAACAATGATATTTTTTCTCAAGAAAAAGAAATTGAATTAACTGGTGTTGTAAAATACATAGAAAACAATAAATTAATTAAAAAAAATACACTAATTGGTTTTACTCCAAATAGTGAATATGAATTTATTATAGACAATGAAAGGCTATATAGAGTTCCAATTAAATCAATTTGTATAAAATATGAACGTCAAGGACACGAAAAAGAATATAATCCAAGCTGGACATAAAGCTGTAGAAGAATTAATAAAAGTTGCTAAAGAACCTATTGTTGATTCTGATGATGATATATCTGCTGATAGATTGAAAAATGCTGCAGCTACAAAAAAACTAGCTATATTTGATGCTTTTGAGATTTTAAATAGAATACAAGAAGAAGAAAGTTTGTTACAAAATAAACCTATAGAAGTAAAGGAACAGAGTTTTAAAGGTTTTGCTGAAAGAAGATCTAGATAATGTACGAACAAAGTTTATATAAAATAATAGAACCTATTAAAAAAACTACTATTAATAGATTAAACAAATCTAAAAAATGGAAGTATGGTTATAATAAAGAATATGATATTGTTGTTGTAAGTAAAACAGGGCAAATTGGAGATGTGTATAGCATACAGAATTTAAAAATAGCTTTACCTAAAACACAAAAAGTTTCTAATGAAAACAATAAATGGAAACCACACGAATATCCTAAAGAGCTTAAAAGAATAAAAAGCATATTTGATTGGAAAGAATTACCAGATGAATTTAAACAAAAATGGCATGAATACATTGATAGAGAATTTACAAGACGTGAAGAAGGTTATTGGTTCAATAACAAAGGTAACTCTACTTATGTTACTGGCACTCACTACATGTACTTGCAGTGGACCAAGATTGATGTTGGGAAGCCAGACTTTCGAGAAGCCAATCGATTATTCTTTATTTATTGGGAAGCGTGTAAAGCAGATACAAGGTGTTACGGAATGTGCTATCTCAAGAATAGACGTAGCGGTTTTTCGTTTATGGCATCCGGGGAGACAGTTAACCTCGCTACCATATCTTCCGATGCACGGTACGGAATACTGTCCAAATCTGGAGCCGATGCGAAAAAAATGTTCACAGATAAAGTGGTACCAATATCGATCAATTATCCATTCTTTTTCAGACCCATACAGGACGGTATGGATCGCCCCAAGACAGAACTTGCGTACAGAGTACCCGCTTCGAAATTTACACGTAAAAGACTCGAGTCGAAGGATAAACCCCAAGAGTTGGAAGGATTGGACACCACCATTGATTGGAAAAATACCGGAGATAATTCCTATGATGGAGAGAAGCTCGCACTTCTCGTCCATGATGAAGCTGGAAAATGGGAGCGTCCGGAAAACATCCTCAATAACTGGCGTGTCACAAAAACCACCCTCAGGCTCGGTTCGAGAATAATAGGTAAATGTATGATGGGGTCAACGAGTAATTCTCTTGACAAAGGTGGAAATAATTTTAAACAATTATATTATGATTCAGATGTCACAAAAAGAAATAAAAATGGACAGACTCGTTCTGGATTATATAGTTTGTTCATACCTATGGAATGGAATTACGAAGGATTCATTGATACTTATGGACTACCTGTATTCGACACCCCAAAAGAAGCCGCTATTGGACCTCATGGTGAAGCTATCGACATCGGTGTCGTTGAACACTGGGAGAATGAAGCAGAAGGTTTAAAAAGTAACCATGACGCTTTAAATGAGTTTTATAGACAGTTTCCTAGAACTGAAGAGCATGCTTTTAGAGATGAAACAAAAAATAGTATATTTAACCTAGTTAAGTTATATGAGCAAATAGATTATAATGAAGATTTAAAAAGTAGTGGCATAGTTACAAGAGGTAATTTTCAATGGAAAAATGGAGTTAAAGATACTGAAGTAAATTTTTATCCTGATATTAAAGGTAGGTTTTATATTTCATGGATTCCTCCATTAAACCTACAAAATAATGTTGTAATGAAAAATGGTTTTAAAAAACCAGGCAATGAACATATTGGTGCTTTTGGTTGTGACTCTTATGATATATCAGGTACTGTTGACAGAAGAGGTTCTAAAGGTTCTTTACACGGTTTAACTAAGTTTAGCATGGAAGATTCACCAGTAAATACGTTTTTTTTAGAATATGTTGCTAGACCACAAACAGCAGAAATATTTTTTGAAGATGTGCTTATGTCTTTAATTTTTTATGGAATGCCATTATTAGCAGAGAATAACAAACCTCGTTTACTTTATTATTTAAAAAGAAGAGGTTATAGAGGTTATTCTATGAATAGACCTGATAAAACATATAACAGATTATCAACAACCGAAAAAGAAGTTGGTGGTATACCTAATACAGGTGAAGATATTAAACAAGCTCATGCTGCTGCAATAGAAACATATATACAGCAACATGTAGGAATAAAACCAGACGGATCATACGGTTCTATGTATTTTAATAGAACGTTAAATGACTGGTCAAAGTTTGATATAAACAACAGAACAAAATTTGATGCTACTATAAGTTCTGGATTAGCTATAATGGCTTGCAATAGACATTTATATACTCCAAGAGCAGATAAAATAGTAAAAACATTAGATTTTGAATTTAAAAAATACGATAACAGAGGATTTTCTTCAAAAATAATATAATTAATGTCAAAACAAATAACAAAAGGACAATTTCCTAGTCAATCAGCTAGTGACGGTGAAAAATCTTCATCTCCTTATGGATTAGAGATTGCAAAAGCTATAGAAGCTGAATGGTTTAAAAGGGACTCAGGATCCGTTAGATACTACGCTAACAGAGACCAATTTCATAGATTAAGACTTTACGCTAGAGGGGAGCAAAGTATACAAAAATATAAAGATGAATTATCTATAAATGGTGATTTGTCTTATTTAAATTTAGACTGGAAGCCAGTACCTATTATTCCAAAATTTGTTGACATTGTAGTTAATGGTATATCAGAAAGAATGTATGATATAAAAGCTTATTCTCAAGATCAAGCTTCTATAGATACTAGAACAAGTTATGTTGATTCTATTGTAAGAGATATGAAAAACAAATCATTATTTGATGAGTTAGAAAATTCTTTTTCTATTAACATGTATAATAATGATAAAGAAACTTTACCAGAAACACAAGAGGAGTTAGAGCTACATATGCAACTTGATTATAAACAATCAATAGAAATAGCTGAAGAAGAAGCAATAAATAATGTTTTTGATTACAACAAATATGATTTATTAAAAAAGAGATTAGATTATGATTTAGCTGTTGTAGGTATTGGAGCTGTGAAAAATAGTTTTAATACATCTGAAGGTATAAAAATAGATTATGTTGATCCTGCAGATTTAGTTTACTCATATACTGAATCACCATACTTTGATGACATATATTATGTAGGTGAAGTTAAAAGAGTCAGTTTAATTGATTTGAAAAAACAATATCCTGAGTTAACTAGTGAAGACATTGAAGAAATAGAAGGATCTAGTAATAGTTCTATGTTATATAATAAATCTTATTCTTCATCTGATTCACCGGATAACAATTATGTTTATATTTTATACTTTGAATATAAAACATTTAATAATCAAGTTTATAAAATAAAAGAAACTTCAACTGGTTCTCAAAAATCTATAAAGAAAACAGATGAATTTAATCCACCTAAAGATTCAGAAAATAGGTTTCAAAAAGTAAATAGATCAATAGAGGTTATTTATGAAGGTGCTAAAATAATTGGATCAAATAAATTACTTAAATGGAAGTTAGCCGAAAATATGACAAGACCATATTCTGATATAACAAAAGCTCAACTATCCTATAGCATTGTTGCTCCTAGAATTTATAAAGGTAAGATAGAATCTTTAGTAGGTCGTATGACAACTTTCGCGGACATGGTTCAATTGACTCATTTAAAATTACAACAAGTATTATCTAGAATGGTTCCAGATGGTGTTTATTTAGATGCTGATGGTATAGCTGAAATAGACTTAGGAAATGGAACTAATTATAACCCACAAGAAGCATTAAATATGTATTTTCAAACTGGTTCTGTTATAGGTAGATCTATGACTGGTGATGGTGAATATAATCATAGTCGTATGCCAGTTCAAGAATTACAATCATCTTCTGGTGGACAAAAGATAGCTAGTTTAATTCAATCTTATAATTATTATCTACAAATGATTAGAGATGTTACTGGATTAAATGAAGCAAGAGATGGTAGTATGCCCGATAAAAATGCTTTAGTAGGCTTACAAAAGTTAGCTGCTGCTAATTCAAATGTTGCTACTAGACACGTATTACAAGCTGGATTATATTTAACTTTAAAGACAGCAGAAGCAATATCACTAAGAGTATCTGATGTATTGCAATATGGAAATACAACTCAAGCATTTGTAAATGGTGTTGGTAAATTTAATGTAGCTAGTTTAAGAGAAATACAAACTCTTCACTTACATGATTTTGGTATATTTTTGGAATTAGCTCCAGACGAAGAACAAAAACAAATTCTTGAAAATAATATTCAAATGGCATTACAACAAAAACAAATAGAAATAGAAGATGCTATTGATGCTAGAGAGGTTAAGAATTTAAAATTAGCTAATCAATTACTTAAACTAAGAAGAAAGAAAAAGTTTGAAAAAGATAGACAACTTCAAATGGAAAATATCGAAGCTCAAAGTAGATCAAACGCACAAGCTGCACAAGCTGCTGCTCAGAGTGAAGCTCAAAAAGAGCAGGTAATAATGCAAGGTAAAGCTAAGATGTCAGAAATTGAACATCAATTTGAAATACAGAAGCTTGAAAGAGAAGCTGAAATTAAAAAAGAATTAATGTTTCACGAATTTCAACTTAACATGCAACTTAAACAAGCTGAAACACAGGTGATAAATACTAAAGAAGAATACAAAGAAAATAGAAAAGACAAGAGAACAAAAATACAAGCTACACAACAAAGTGAGCTTATAAACCAGCGACAAACTGGAAAACCACCAAAAGATTTTGAATCTGCAGGATTTGATAACTTGGGTGGATTTGGATTAGAGCAATTTGATCCAAGATAATTTTTTAAATTTTATAATATTTTATTATGTCAGAAATCAAAATGAAACCAGTTGAAGACAATTTGTCTACTGCTGAAAAGGAACAAGAATTAGTCGATCAAACTAGTGGACAACAAGAAGATGGTGTTTACAAAGTTGATTTAACTAAACAATCAGAAGAAAAAACCGTTGAACAACCTCCTGCCGAACAAGTGGAAGAAGCTAAAAAACAAGAGGAACCAGTTGAACAGATTAAAGAGGAAGAAAAAAAAGTTGAACCTCAAGAACAAGAAGAAGTAATAACATTAATTAAAGAAGAAAAAGATGGCGTACAAGTGCAAGAGCAAGGGCAAATACAAGAAAAGCAGCCCGAAGAAAGTCAAGTCTTACAAGAAGA